GAAGTAACTGAAGGTAATCTTGAATATCCTTTTCCTTTACTTAGAACTTTAACCTCATAAATTGATCCTTGTGCTGAAAGTGAATTATTAGTATAGTATTCTATGCCTTGAGTGTAAATTGGTTCTTCAGGAAATTCTAAAATATTAAAACTAAATGTTGTGGAAGTAATTCCTACGACTGAGTATTCACCATTATATTTGCTCTCAGATAAAGTAATTTTATTAAATCCTCGTACTTCTGTATCAATTAAAATATCTTTTTTAATTTGCGAATTTCTGTCCAAATTAGTAGGAACCAATTTATAAAATAAATTAGTCGGAGTACTATCATTAATAGTTAACGTAATATTTGCGGTGGAAGTAATTCCAATTGTACCAATTCCTGATATATCAAATATTTGTGAAGACTGCGTTGTATTGAATTCATCAATAAATTGTTCATCCCGATAAAATCTAAATTCAAAGGCAGAATAATTTGTCGAATTGGCGTTAAATGACAGAGAGGAATCTGAAAGATCAAAAACTACTCTTTTATTTTTTGTTAAATTGAGTGGCGGATTGATTGGTGAAATTGTTCCTGGATATGAAGTTGTAATATCAATTATCTCTGGAGGTAATTTAACTGATCCATAATAAGTATCTGATAATTTAATTTTATTCGAATCAATAGTAACAATATAATAAATTCCAAAATTGATTAAACCAGTTGCTGGAGTTGTCGCTGTGTATATAACTTTTTGTCCAGTATAGTATTGGTGATTATTAATTGTAATAATATTATTAATAGTATCAATAGATGAAAAAGTTCTAGGATTAATTACCAATCTTCTATTATAGTCATCATATTTTACTACGAGTGTAGTAGAAATTCCTGGTCTTACATTAATGTTTACATTATCAAGTAGAGATAATCCATGAGTTTCTGCAGTAGAAACAGTAACTACATTTTTACTAATATTTCCAGTTAAAGTATTTGTATAATTTGTTGTAAAACTATGATTATTTCCGGTTCCCACCGAAGTAAAGTATAAAATACCAGATTTTAATGTTGATCCAACAGAAACAAAATTTCCAATTGATCCAAGTCCAACTTTAATAGTTGAAATTCCAATTAAATCATTAGAAATTTTTGCAGCATAAACAATTGAATTTTCTTCTAGTTGAAAAGAAGAAGATCCATTAGTAGAAATTGATATAGCATTTCCACCATTTGAAGAATATATTAAAGAATCTCCAGTATTTAAATTGTGATTTTCAATATAAATTGATTGTGTTGGAATTTGTAATATATTCCATTTGTTAATATATGCAGTAACACCTACACCAGAAAGAGAAGAGGAATCAAAATTAATTTTGATTGAAGTCGCACCAATTCCTATTATTTTTTGTTTTGCAGTATTGAAAGAAATATTTGTCGCATTAACAATATCAATATACCCACCAGAAGTATAATTTTGAATATCTGAAAGGTTATTGAAAAACAAGAATGTAGTGGATCCTGTTCCTATTGACACTTGATTATTAAGATTATTAACACTAACAAAGAATGTGGAGTTTATACCAACCCCAGAAGTTGTTCCTAATCCAACAGACTCTCTTGGATTAAAATAAAATTCTTTATTAACATTAAAATTATATGTGGTTGAAATTCCAAAATTAAGTTTTAGTTTTCTAGTTTTCTCAGTAAATCCAATACCGGCAACATATGAAGTCAATCCAGTAGTTCCATTTTGATTACGAAGAACTTTAATTCTAGATGATCTGGAATCAATATTTAAAATTTTAATCTTTTCATTTTGAATTTGGTAGATATCATTTTCTTTGATATTTGGATAACTTAAATCTCCAGAGACATTAAAATAAGTAATAATTCCAGTATATTGTGCGGAACCAATTCCAGATGTTAACGTGAGATTATTTGTATTAACTACTATATTACCTGACTTTTTATAATCATTACTACCAGTAAAAGTAACTAGATCATTATTTGAATAATTGTGTGGAATTGAAGTAAATCCAATAAAAGACTGATTATATGGATAAAACTCAATTTCATTAAAAGATGATGTAGCAACACTAATTTGAGTTACTTGTTTCCCTTTAATTGAAGAAATTTTTGCTTTTGCTCCAAATCCAGATTGGTGATTAAAAATTAATCTATCATTTATTTTATAATTTTGCCCACCATCAAAAATTTCTATAGAATCAATAGATCCTTCTAAAACACTTTTAACAATAGAGTTTTGTTCTTTAATTTTATTTGGGTTGAGTAAATAATCATACGAAGAAATGTTATATGGAGTAATATTTCTTTTCCAATTAGTTTGATTTATATCAATATAATCTTGATTTGAATAACTGTTAAAATTAAAATCAATTGGTTTTGCTTTATATGAAGGCCCAATTATATACGGAAAGATTGGTTTTTTTGAAACACTATTAATAGTTGAAAAATATGCATAAACTCCATTTGGATACTCTGGAGTAATTCCAAATCTTCCATTATGTTCATCTAATTTATTAAATTCATCAGAATCTTTGTTTCCAACAAAATTATAATCTTCTATAAAAAATCCTTTTGGATAAATTGATTCTCTAGGTCTACTTGATGGCGAATCTATTAGGTCATACCCAGAAATTAATGGTATTACCTTTCCGCCAGTTTTTGACGCATATCCATATGGTCCATAAATTGGATTTCCATCATATGCCCACCCAATAATTGGTGAGTGTGAATTTGCTATCTGAACTATATTTTTTAGGTATTTTGGAGCATACGCATGTGAATATTGAAGTCCATAATTGCTGTTTAGTCCTGGAGTTAAAATTCCTTCGTCAACAGATATTTGAGAATTTATTACTAATCTTTCTACCAAATTAATTTTCCAAGATTTAATTTGTGCTTCAAATTTTGCATCTAATCCTGCTGGCGTTACTGTAATTGAAGTGTCTGTGTGATTATACCCAATTCCACCGTATATAACTTTAACTTCAACTAAAGATCCATTTGATAATATGGGAGTTAGTACTGCACCAGTACCAGTTCCATCAATTTGAAGATTTGGTGGAGAATTGTACCCATTTCCAGAACTATTGACCAAAACATCAACGATTTGTCCATTTGAAATAATCGGTGTTAATTGAATTCCCGATCCAGAATTTAATTCAAAGAGTGGTTGTCTATTATAATTGATAATATCCTCAGAACCATAATTTAATCCACCAGAACTAATAAATATTGATTGTATTTGCCCCCTAAAGATTGGTTGAGCAATAGCATTAAAATTTTGACCGGAAAGAGTAGAAACCCCAATTCTTCCACTAATAGATACACTTATTTCTGGATAATTAAATCTATGAGAACCAACACCAGTGGAAGTTAGATTCACATATTGATTTGTATCATAATAGAATTTTTTAGTAACACCTAGTGTACCAATTCCAATTTGAGATAATTTAAATTGATCATCATCAATTATAGTCACATAGTAAGAAGTTGAAGATGATAATCCACCTATAACAGTTTCGGTGGGATTGTATGTAATAACTTCACCACTATTATATCCATGATTTAAAACTGTAATAGTGTTTGATGCTGTATTAATACCACTTGCACTAGTTGCAACCAATTTGTTTTGATAGTTTATTCCACTATTTTCAATAGTGATTGATCCTATTTTTTTCTTTTTATTTTTAGATTTAAATGAATGATTTCCTACTCCATAAGAAGTCAATTGAATAGTGTTAATTCCAATAACAGCATCTTCAAATGACTTATGGAGTTTTATGTTATACGCATCTTGAACAGAGACAAAATACGTTGAATTTGTTGGTAGATTACCTATCGTAGATATACCGCCAACAATAGGTGATTGTCCATCAGTTACGTAAATTACTTCTTCAGCATCTCTAAACTTATGATAACTAGAAAACCCAATTGTATTTGTAGGATTTAATTTTACTAAACCTGCAGATCCAATTGAGTTAAAAGAAACACTATGATCAAAACTTGCTAGATTTACTTTTGCAGATGCTCCAGATCCATTACCACCGATAATATCAATCGTAGGATCTTCAAGGTAATCAAACCCAGGATCTATGATATCAATTCTCTCCAGTCCACCAATAACCGAGCAATATCCATTAGCCCCAAATCCATTAGGATCTATAATTGATAAAATTGGGGGATTGATTACGTCATACCCTGAACCAGGTGCAGATACCACAATATCTTCAATTGGACCATAAAAAACATTATCTGTTGATTTATAATTAAGAAGTTCTACTCCATTAATAAAAATACCAGTTAATCCAGGTACAGTTTCATAAATTTTTCCATCAATTTCTGGATTGGAAATTTTTCTAATTAATTTTTGTGGTTCAAGTATTTGTGTATCTAGATTATTGTAAGTAAACTTTGTAAGTTCAAATTTAGCATTCTTAACATCGGCATCTATAGAAATAAAATTTTCAGTAAAAATATTATTTCTACTTCTTGCCAATTTTATTTTGGTATCACTTTCACTTATTTTTTTGATAAAATAAACGCCCGTTGAAATTCCTAAAGAATTTCCCAATGATGGTTTATATACAATTGAATCTCCAGTATAAAACTTATGTGTACCTATGTCTAAAGTAGTACCTTTGTTTAAATTATCCGCATCATCTGGTAAAAAAGTTCCACTAAAAGATATTGAACCATCATTTATGCTTAATGGTATATTTAAATATGTTGGAAGTGATGGTGAAGCAACATATAAAGAATCTTGATCTAGATAAACATTTTGAACATTTGAAGTATATTTACTCAATGATGGATATTTGTTTTTATCAGTATTAGATAACTGAACTTTAGATACATTTTTTTGAACAATATATGTTTGATTTATATTTAAATTTTGATTTGATCCAAGTAAAACACTAAAAGATTTTTCATCATTAATAGAAGTAATATTTGTAATCAGTGGATCACCTGAAGAGGGAATTAAAGATATTGAATCTCCTAATCTAAAAGAATGATTATCAGGCACAGTAAAGGTGTATGAACCTTCAGCAGCATTATCTAAAGTTGAAATTCCGGAAACTGAGTATTTTACCGGAATATTGAAAAACCAATTATTTGCTTTAACATCTTTACTATCAATACCTAAAGTTTTTATTTTTACAATATCTCCTTTTGAATAAAAAAGAGTATTATCAGGTATCGGTAAATCGGATAAAACACCAAGAATTCTAATTTTTACTATCTCTTCGTTAGAATATCCATATACAAAGAAATCTGATTTGACTTCTGTTGCTGAAGGAATGTCTTGAGTAATTCCAATACAATCTAAAAATTGATTTAGTGTTTTTGACGCATAAGTAACATTTAAAGATGTTCCATTATCAAGATCAATAATTAAGTTCCCATTTGAATTTGGAAATGCTACGGTAGAGTCTACTTCTAGTGTTGTTGATCCAGAAATTACTGAAGATACTGATACTATTCGTGTTTTTGGGTGTATTTGAAATTTTCCATAAACACTTCCGCTTGGTTGTATATCTTTATCATAATCCGAATCTAAACTTATAACATAATAATCTTTAGATTCTCTTCTAATTTTTTCAACATTAGTTATAGTTCCCTGTGCTCTGTTTATATTTTCAGTTTCATCTTGGTAGAGAGTTGTATTTACAAGATCTTCAGGATTCCCTTCGATTTTTTCTACAACTAAATCAGAAGTGATTCTATATTGTGCGCTAGATGGTTGAATTAAATAATCTCTAGGTCTAATGACTTCAACATTTTGTCCATATAATGCACCAAATAAAATTTTAAAGGAATTGTCAGTTCCTTTTGAAGAATAAAAATCAATAGATTGCTTTACAAAAAGTCTTTCATCTAAATCAACATATAATTCTCTTTCTTCAAATCCTGGGGTAATTTGCTTTTTAACTTTCTTGAAAAATTCTTTAAGAAAAAGAATACTTAAGTTAGATACTTTTGTGGATAAGATATGTTCTTCTACTTGTGTTTCAGAAAAACTTAACTGATCCTTAATTTCGTATGATGTAGTTCCATCGAAACCACGAATGCACCCTTCAAAAGATGTAGACGTTTTTGAGGTATATGTAATAATCTCAGAATCTATTAAAATAAGTCCATATGAATCCGGAAATCCTAATGTTGAATCAACATTAATTGTAGTATCAAAAAATGTTACATTTGATGATAATTTAGTTGATTCAATTAAATTTGCTAAGTTATCAACTTTAATATATTGATCAATATTTTGAAGTATATCACTAGTGTGTCCATCACTTTCTAATGAAATATAATATTGTGATAAAAATTCAGAAACAAGAGGAAACTCTTCTTTAACAAACTCTGGAAGTTGATTTTGAATGATTGAACTGATTTTGATTCTGGTTTTTCTCATGTTATTATATTCTTACGAGGTCTCCGTTAGTGTAACTTGATGTAAATTTATAAGAAGATCCAGATATATCTGAACCTGAAGAAATCTCATCTGATAACATATTTAACGTAATGTTATTAATATCTAGTTGTAAATATAAATCTTGCAATCCAATTACATCATTCGATTTTGGAATAACTGATATTTCAATTATTGGTCTAGAAAATGATGATTTTGAGGTTGAAATTATATTAACTGGATATAATTTTATTTCACCTTTAACATAATCAATTATACCAACATTTCTTTTTACAATTACTGGTTGTGTACTTGATTGCAATTTAAAAAAGAAAATAGTGCCAGTTAATCCATTAGAGTTTGGGATGTCTGTCAAATAAAGTGTTTCATTAACTCCCGCTATATTGAATCCAGAAGATTTAATATTATACCCACTTTGGGTTTTAATGTGAAATTGATTGCCATAGCAAATTTCATAGTCTGCAAATGTATTCAATACTACACCCAAATCACGTCTCATTATAACTTTAGTAATGTTTGAGGTAACTGCACTATTTGAATCGTCAATAATTTTTAAATATTTGCTATATTTAAATCTTGCTCCATACTTATTAAGTTCTTTTGAGTTTGTATAATTTCTAATGTTAGATAAAATAACATCCTTGATAGTGTTTGCCTCAAAAGTTGAATTTGAATTATAATATGCAGTGGTATCTGTTTCAAGATAAAGATATTTTAGATCAATAATTTCAGGAACAATTCCTGCTACGGAGTATCTTCTTAAAGAACTTTTAATATTATCCTTTATTTGATTAGAAACAAATGGTCCATTGATTGGTTTAATACTAATAAACACCCTACCATACTTTGGTGGATTTAAATCTTCTCCACCAAAGACTGATATTGATTCTGCTTCCGAATAAATCGTAGGTATTATGGTTTCGTAATCAGTTGCTGTGACAGCACGATTTTGTGATGAATACTTTCTTGGAGCATATTTTCTAATAGATTCTACAGATTCTATTTCTCTTCCATTTTGTGAAGATGAATTTGTAGTAATAAGTGAAATGCCAGTTGTTACAACTCTATTATTGTTATCAACAATTCTCCCATTGAAGTTGAATGAAGATGCTCCATTTGCACTTTCTCCATTTGTAATATTATAAGAAACCTCAATGTAATTTAAATTGTTTAATTTCTTACCAAAAATTCCATCACCAAAAATTAATTCATATCTCTGATCTTCAATTTCTTGAATAAAAAATACTTTTGATTCTGAACTTATATCAAATAAATTCTTAGATAATTTAAAAGAATTTTTAACAGTAGATAATTGTGTGTCCCTTACGAAGACATTGATTGAATCTATATCAATATTAGCATTTTCTAAAATAAATTTTTGATTTGGATTATTTGCATCTACATTGAAATTATTAACAATAAATGTTCCTTCGTAAATATCTACATTTTCAAATAATGCAATTCCATTTATTACCGGAACAGTTATATCTTGAGGAATGATGAAGGAAAAATTTTGATTACCAAAACTAGTACTTGTAGTAGCAACAACCCCACTCTTAAGAGTTAATGTGAGAGGATTAGTTGTAAATTGAGTTGTGTCTATAAAAAATGTAATGTTTGCTTTGGATGCTGAACGGGAATGAGGAACGTATCCAATGTTTCTTGCAAGAGATACTACGTTCTCGCGAAGAGTAGCGCCATCAATAAACACCTCATTGCTAATCATATTAGCATTATATGAGGATATGTAAGTATTATATGCGAGAGTATCAATTATAATTGATAGGTTAGATCCTTCAAAATCATAGTCCGTAAAATTGGAGTTCGCCCTAAGATACTCGCGAATGGAGGATTTTATTTGATCAAAATCTAAATTTGTAAAATTTACTAATGCCATTATCGTGTTGACTGAAGAGCGAATGATAATTGTTGAGGAAGAACATCAATCCCAACAATTCTGTAATTTATAGTAACATTAAATTCATTTTCATCATAATTTGGAGAAACAACTACATCAATTAGATTGACTCTTGGTTCGTAATTATTAATAGTATTTGTTATTTCATCTTGAATAACTGATGCTGAAATCTCATCCATATTTTCAAAAAGAGAACGACTTACTTTAGAACCCAAATTTTCATTAAAAAATCGTTCTCCGGGCAGAGTAAATACAAGGTTTCTTAC